TTACCAATTATGTACCGTACCATTAGAACCTTTAAAAGGCATACCCATCATTTGGAACCAATTAGACGGGCGAGAGCGACGAGTAATTTCCTCTAAGGTTTCCTCAATAATACGGACACGAGTACCATAAGTCTGCGAATTAAACCTATAATTATCACCTTGTATCATATTTTCAGTTTTTAAATTTTCCGTACGTTGAGTAACTTCCGAAGTACGCGCCATCGTTTCAGCTATCTTCTTAATTTCATGTTGAGCTTTAACGTTATTCAGATAACCGGCAGAACGCTTAAAGGCAATATCAGCAGCAGCCTGCGCAAGCTCTATCTTTTGTTGCTGTGGCAAGAAATCAAGTTGCTTTTGACGCATGAGATTTTCAGTAACAGCAATCTGTGTACGCGCTTTACTTTCAGCAATATTTTGATCATTTACAGCAATTTGTGAAGACATTAAATCTTTACGGACATCATTTACTAACTTATCCATAGCCAAACGTGCTTCTTTCGTTTTAGCTTCTGTCTTCATTTGAAGTATCTGCGCCATAGCTTTTCCGGCAATGTATTTACCCTCGATACGCAAGTTATCCGCTTGTGCTTCTTTTACCTTGCGGTCGGGTATAGAAGATAGCACGTCAATAGCGCGACCAAGTCCGGCAGTAATACCAGAATAGTCAGCAGAATAGGGGGTAGCGGTAGGCGGTGTGACACCTTGTCCAGATGGAGCACCACCAGAGGGGGCAGTACCGGCAGAACCGGACATCGTTTGGGCAGTTCCAGCAGAACCGCCGTTCATCATCATGTAGGGATTAAGTCCAGCAGCTTCAAGGCGTTCACGTTGGGCAGAAGCCGAGTTATACTCGTTGTTCTTATTCCACATGTCCGTTTGAAATTGCTGTTGATTTGCAACCAAATCCCAAGCATTTTGCTTTGAGTCATTATAAAATTTCCATTGGTCACCAAGTTGCTGTTGGTACATTTCCTTGTTGTACGCAATTTGCTTATCAAACATTTTTTCATTGAATGCGTTGTTCATCTGAGCTATTTCCTTATTAGCTTGATTTTGCATAGCGGTAGAAGATGCACCGCCAATAAGCGATGCACCTGAACCGATAGCAGAACCAACAACACCAGTCATTGCAGCAGTTCCCATAATATAAATATTTTTAAGTTAAACATCGGGGGGGGATACATATAATAATAATAATAATAAAAATTAGTAGAGAGCTCCGCATCGCTTCGCTCGCTCCGCTGGCTGCGCTGTGTTTGCGGCTGCGCTATGTTTGCGGCTTCCGCTTCGCACGCAATGTATTCAGAGGCGCCATCCAAGATGGCAGAGCGGTGCTCGCTCTCCCGAGCTCGCGAATTATAAATTTTTCCTTATCTCTCAAGATGTGCAAAGATAAAGTAGGGCTAAAATATCCGTTTATCAACCTGTGCCAAAAATCGTTAAATATACGCGCGCGTAAACGCACACGCACATTTAACAATTTTTACCACAGAACGCCAAACGTATATTTTTTCCCTGCATTGTTTTTTTGCACGTCTCGAAAGAAAAGGAAAAAAATATATTTAGGGTTCTTGAGTCGGGTCTACCTCATACTTAGCAGGCTGTTCGGTCTGCTGTTCGGCAGCAGCGGCCGCTATCATTTCATCCTGAGAACTCATCAGATATTGAGACCATGCCATTAACTCAGAAGGCGACTGTATAAACCGTGATTTCACAAAACTGCACAACTGGTCATCAGTCAGCTTCGAACGCAATTCACACATTTTAGGCTCATTCACTGAAAGGTTCTCAAAATAAGCTAATAAGCGGTCTTTACTCATACGGTCAAGACGTTGTTGATTAAACAACATAAAAATATCAGACGTAAGAGTAACAACCTCTGTTCCATTTTTATCCAACCTCTCAAAACAAAATTCATTAACGGGGCTATTTTCAAGAAATTCACTTTGTTTCAACTCCTTAGAAGATATATTATAAGGTTTAACTTCTTCTTGATAAGGTTCCATACGTCGTTTTGTACACCACATAGTAAAATATATTTATAAATTAGTAAATATGTACGATTTTATACACTAATAAGGTAAGCCGTCCGTATCAAGATTACGTACTACCTTAATATCAAAAAAAGAACTACACAAAAATTGGTCTGTAGATATTTCACTATTAACAGCAACCGCAAATAAAGGGTTCAAACAATTAGGATTAACCTTGAAAAATGTATAATTCATAGGTTTAACCGAGGGAATAGGACCATCAAGACTACCTGAAAAAGATAATTGATTAGCAACCGAAATATTGCTATAAGAAATAACCCAATTTTTCAAAGTATCTTTAAAGCCACCGATAGAAGAATCTACAGACGTCTTATAATCAATATAGCGAGGAGCATAACCCAATATCAATGATGAATAAGGGGTAAAGTTCGCACCATCAATAGTCTTAGGGGGGTTCATCATCTTAGCAAAAGGCACAGCTTCCATACCCACACGGTCAAATTCGGGGATAGCATAATCAGCCGCATTAACTTTAGTAAATGAACTTTCAAGTAAATCTACAGTATAGTCCAAAAGGGGCAAACAATGATAAATACACATAATAACACCATATTTACCACCAGCGTTAAAGTTAATATAACCATTGGAAACGCCTGTGCCTTTTCCTGCTATATCGGCAGCGTTATCGGCTGTAATATTAGTGTTTACAACCTCGTTAATATCAAGGCTCGAACTAACACCACCAAGATAAGTACAAAGTTCAGAAAAACCGTCACCTACTGAAACATTCCAATGTTTTTCTATCTGGTCCTTATAATCTTTATTACCGGATTGTGTAATTTCTTTCCACTTTTGCAAAAATTCAGCTTGACGAAGTGCAAGAATAGAAAACTCAGAGGGAGAACCAGCCACAGCATCAGAGGTTTGGACAACAGCAGAAACGCCGTACTGCTGGTGAGGAACAAGACCGTGAAATAAATCCTTTTGCCAATTACAGTAACGCAAATCAAACATATTATAATTATCTATAATAGGGTCAGAGTCAGAACCTTCAAGATAAGATTCTATACTGTTATCATTGGTAACACCGTCCATAAAGTCAACATTAAAAGTTGAGGGTGAAACCTTTTCCCATTGACTATCACGATAATAATCGGCGTAAATCTTCTGATAAGCAAGGAAACCAAAAATATTAAATTTTATATTATTCAATAAGGGATGTTCATCCCATGTAAATTGGTCACCTTTAGCATAAGGATAAAAATTACCATAGCCGAGATACTCCATAAGTTTAGCACTGCAAAGAGAACGGGAATAACCGAAATAGTTATCTCTATCCGAACTATCCGAAACATGAACAAGATACTTTGCAAGACCAGCGGAAGTAATAGAGGGCATAGTACCTGCCAGAACAAAATTCTTAGTAGGGTCAAGCGAGACAGAATGTTGCGGATTATCATACATTTGCGTCAACACTGTATTTGCCTTGTTCCAAAGCAAATCATAAGGCACAAAATAGAAATCGTAATACTCACGAATACGGGCAAATGCAGCCGTATTAATGGGCTGTGTACGAGTAAAGGACTTAAGGTTAATTTTAAAGCTATCACCTGGAAGCACCTCCTTGACCATAACGGGAAGAAGCTCGCCAGCTTTAGCAGTGAAATTTTTCTTGAACGAAAGGTCGAAACCATTTCGGGAAGTCTTGTTCCTAAGACTTTTTAAAGACATAATATTTGCCATAACAACACAATTAAAGGTTAATACTATTCATTTTAATCAATGAAAATCTTATTTAAATCATTCAGTTTCTTATGCTTAATGCGGTCATTAAACAGCTTAGATACCTGCGCAGAGTATTGAGAATAAACAGGTGTCTTCTTAAACAATCTCATATCCATATAAAAGTTATCATAAAAATAAGGATAGATAGTATTCTCCCATTCGTCAGATAACAAATCACCATCACCGTAGAAATCTTCATTCTCAAAGAAAAGCTTTTGAGACTCAAAGAAATCAGCAAGGTGCATATAATCCAGCTGATTATAAAATTCTTCAATAAGCTTCAACTTACGTTGTTGCTCCGACAAGGTAGGCCTATCACAAACAGTATATAAGAAATGCTTAGAAAGGAGAAGTTCACCGTAGACACGATGAGCATACCTATCAAATTCGACACTATCCAACGGAAAATTAATTACTTCCCAATCATAAAAATACTTACAAAGGTCATAAAGTTGTCGTTGGTCATACTTAGCACCACTATCAAACAATTCCAAACAATAAGACGACTTATTCAAATGAAACAGATAAACAAATGTAGCTATTTCTTTCGCCAACGCGAACGTTGTTTCACAAGACGGGAATAGATGCCGCGCTGTATCATAGATTCGGTAGCTATAAGCACGTTCGTATGTAGATTTATCAACATATCCGCGACATTTGGGGTAGAAGTAAGAGTAAGCCGACCGCCATAAATCAAATTCCTTATATTTTCCATTGAGTACGAGGCTTCTTTTAATAAAGTCATGAGGGGTAAGCGCATATACTTTCGAACGTTGACCTTGCAAAAAGCCTTGACCCAACTTTTGAGAATGTAGGCAGAATGGACAGACGGAACGCATTTTAAGAATTTCGGGTAAATACACACTGCTATTAACATAACTCGCAACGTACGATGAGCACTTTCCTTCGGATACTTGAACGTCGATACGACCAAAGGACCATGCTTCAGATACAACCTTTGAACATATTTGTAGGACTTCTTTTGAGTTAAGGAATAATAAGAGATGATAATGCGGGCGGAAATGTACGGGTCCATATTCACCAACGGCATAGTAACGCACTTTCTCTTTGGGCAATCGTTTAGTAACATAGTAACGTAATCTTTTTAAAAATAATTGTAAATCAGTTTTTCTAAGGTAGGGGATAGAACCACATAGATTAAACTTTTGTTGAAGTAATTTTAATCGCGAAACCTCATAATCAAATTCACCAAGACTTTCACCCGTCTCAAAGTCTACCAAATCATAACGGCAAAATAAATCAGTACCCGAATCACCATTAATACACTCAGGAGTAGCAATAGGCAAATAATCAGGAGCATAAGTGAGAGTAATGAAAACAGTATACATAGAACAATAACTTTCTAAATCGCATTGAAACGAATAACGGGAATTTTTAGCAAGGACACAAGCTTTACACTTTCCACAAGGAACAGTCATACACTCGTGCGTATAAGGATTAATTATCCTTTTCGGATCAAGACAACTACAAAAAGGGTTAAATAAATCCATTACTTATAATCAAAATTAACGTGAGTACTATCCACGGAAGTAGCCTGCGACTGCTCTGTAGATTGAGAACTATTAGTATTATTTTTACTAATACTCATAGACATAGTACATGAGATACAAAGCCATAAGGCGGCAATAGCTAATACCGCCTTGACTATAATTTCGAGGGTTTTGTAAATTTTCTGATTGTCCATAACTGAAATATTTAAAGATTAATAATCAAATGTTTCATAGCTTAAAAAAGTCCAACCAAAAGCACGGGCATAAGCCTTAAAAACGTTAGAGGCTTCAATAAGTGAACAATCCTTGAATGTTTTCACATGAAAACGGTCTTCAAAGTCCATATAATGAACTTTTATCATAAGGAACTGCTTTGAATACTGCTTTAAAAAAGAATGCGCCATAACGTTTGTAATTGGTTACGGCGCAAATGTAAAGTAAAAAATGTAAATGGTGTAATATCAATATTATGTTTAATATATAACACCATAAACTAAAATAAACCTTTATCCTTCTCTAATTTGGAAAAAATTATACCAAAGATAGCTTGAATATGTAAGCTATCTTTGGTAATAGTAGCAATTCAATTATTGCATCAATTTTTCTATTTCATCAAATTCAGGACCCATTTGTAAGTTATAATAAACTCTGTATAATCCATTTAGCCACAAATCTTTCTGTTCAGGTTTCAGTTCTCTTGCTTTTTCATAATTAGGTCTTGCCTTTTCATAGAAAACTTTCAGTGTAGCTTGGTCTTCTTTGTATTTTGGATTATTGACATCAGTAGTAGCTTTTTCAGAGAAATCCTGAGCTTGCAGGCAATAGATTAAGCCCAAGTTGGAATATGCTTCTGCATAGTTAGGATCTACTTCAATGGTTTTGTTGTAGAATTCAATGGCTTTTTCATAATCTTTCATGTTATGATAAAGGTATCCTTTTACGTACAAATAGAATGTGTTATTAGGATCTTTAGCCAACATATCATCTGCAAACTGCATTGCTTCGTCAAACTTATTATTATTGCTATAATAATCAATCAGATGTCCAAAGAAGAATGAATGTTCAGGATACTTTTGAATACCATCTTTTAAGGAAGCGATCCATTTGACAGTATCACCTTGAGCTTTCAATGCTGTAGAAATAAATTCCATAGCATATTTACCCACTTCTTTGTCCTCTTTTGCATAAGGTGCATATTTCAACACGCTTGGATAATCTTCCATTTTGGCTGCAGCTAAGCTTGCATAATAAGCAATTTGGGGCAATACAGTATCTGTTTGAAGCAGATTCTCCTTTTCAAACATAGGATTGATGGCAATGTCTACATAAGTTGCGAAGAAATCCAAAGCCTCTTTATTCTTATCTAAATTAAAGAACTGGATACCACCATTAATCAGGTTGGGACGCGCAGCTAATATAGCAGCACTGTTCGATCTTCTGAATTTATTTTTGATTTTACCTTTTTCGTTAGGAATCTGTGCAAGTTCATCGCATTTAAAGTAGTATTTGCACATATTCAGTGCGCTGTTATACACTTTAAGAGTATCATAAGGCTTTCTTAAATAAGCATTCTCCATTTCCTTTTCATTGATTCTCTTTTGAATAAAGCCGGCTACATCCCATGTTTCGGCGTTGTCTTTGGTTTCAGCATTGTTCAGAGCTTCATTGATGAGCTTCTCTGCTTGTGCAAAATCCGGTTTTACGTCATTAGCGATGCTTTTTGCCTCTTTCACGCTCTTTTCCTGAGCGAAGGTAAAGCCTGCCGCAAGTAGTAAAACCATTGAAAATAATACTCTTTTCATGATTGTAGAAAATTTTAAATTAATATTGTGT